GGAGACGGGCATATGGATTAAAAACATTTGGGTTATGCCTATGGGTTCGATTCCCTCCAACGTAAAGAGTGCACGCTTTATGTGTGGTTCAAATCCACACCACATCAATTACAACAAACTAGGTGATGCAGACCGAAAAGCACAAGCCTTAGTGCCTGTTTGTTGTTTTGTTAATAAGGCTATTATCAGAAAGGCAGGTAATAAACATGCTATCAGAAAATGAAATCCAAACAAAAGTTAATTTCTTATCATCAGCAAGGTGCAATCACACATTCCATAAATACATTGACATAACAGGTGACTTGATAGAGGGAACACTTTTATCAAGGATTTTATATTGGTTTGCGCCAAGTAAAGACAATAAGAGCAAAGTTAAGATATACAAGGACGGCGAATATTGGATTGCAAAGCAAAGAAAAGATTGGTGGGAAGAAATACGGATTACTGAAAGACAGTATGATAAAGCAATTAAATCGTTGGTGAAAAAGAAATTTGTAATTACAGCAAAATACAAATTCAACTCAATGCCGACTATACATATAAGACCTAATTATGATGTTATCAACGCAGAAGTTAAAAAATGGGAAGAAAATATCAGACAAGAGGTTATAGCAGAAGATAAAGGACAGGAATTACATAAACAAGCAGACGGGAATGACACAAAATGTTATTCCCAAGGGAATAACACAAAGTGTAATTCGGGAATGCCACAAGGTGTAACTCTTTTAACAGGGATTACTAACAATGATTACCTTAACACTAATTACGAGACATTAAATACTAAAAGTGATTCTCTTAACAGAGAACAGTGTAATTCTTTTTCACCTAAAGATAAAAAAGTGAAAGAGTTTAAGCCGATAAGCGAATACTCTCAAAAGGATTGGGAAGTTGCCGAAGAAAGAATGATAAACAGAGCTGGTAAAATAGCCTATGATTGGACTAACGACGAAACACTCAAAGAAAATGTAAAGTTGTTCTTTGAATACTTCCTAGGCAAGCATAGAGAATACACCGGAGAATATCACTATCCATTAACAGGCAAGGTTTTATCAAGAGTGGTAGACAGTTTAACAAAAGAAACTGAAATAGAGCGTGACGGATATACGGACAATTATTACTCAACGATAAGCAACATGAAAGATAATACAGACTACAAGATGTTAGTTGATGAATATTTCAATACAAAGTTTTCAACACAATGCGATTACAGTTTGACACATTTTTCTTCTGAAAAAGTTTTGACCAACATTATGAACCATGTTTGTAAGAGCAGTTGGTGTGAAAGCAAAGAATGGTAGGAGGTATTCACTATGAGTTCATATAAAGATTTACAGACTAAAATTTTTAAGAGAGACAATTACACTTGCCAATATTGTGGAAAAAGTAGTAGAGAATACAGGGCATTGGTAATGGCACACATAAGAACGGCTTCATTGTGTGGAGATGATAGAGAAAGTAATTTAATTACATTGTGCAGACATTGCTACAGCCATATTTCAAACAATGAGATTAGAGCAAAGTTTGAAACAAAGGAAAATGCGGATTATTTTTGGGGATTATATCACGAAAAAGTCAAAGGCTATTGCTATTACACCAACTATATCAGAAAAGTATTTACTGAAAATGGTGTAATTATGACAAGACCGCAAATAGATAGATATGTCAATGTATACATCAAAAATGACAGCGACTTTGATAATTTTAAAACAGAGCTAAGAGAAATTGGCTGTGAAAATATGAAGTATAAAATGCATAGAGAAATGGCAAAATACAAACATCAAATTGAAAAGCAAAAAACGGAGGTATAGATATGGCAAAAGGAGTTAAGACACGAAATATTGATTCGTTCCGAGAGGGATTGATGGAATACGCATACGGCAGATGTTCACAAGCACAAGCAGCAAAGATAGCCGGTATGAGCGTGCCGACATTTAGGAAGTACGCAAATATGCATTTTTTAGGTATTCCATTTCCTGACACACTGTTTAAGGCAAAGGAGAAATGAGAGGCATGTGTGAATTTTGCGAAAACATTTATGAAAATGGCGAAGTTAACGGAGATACACTTTTTAAATATCACGGAATGTCACTTGTCAAAGAAAATGGTTTTAATATATGCGTTATCGCCAAAGACAAATTTGAAAATGACGAGCTATGGACAGTCTCACAACCTATTAATTACTGTCCTATGTGTGGCAAAAAGCTGAGGGAGGACTAAGTATGTGTGAATTTTGTGAAAGAGGAAAACCTTTGGCAATTGGAAAGACGAACGATTATGGACTTGCAATACAATATCCGAACAAAATTATTGCATTTGGATACGATGTTCACGGAGCTGGTAGTAACGGATTGGGTAAAAAAATCAATTATTGTCCTATCTGCGGTAGAAAGTTGGTGAAAGAATGATATTGTGCAAAATAGCATTGTTTATTTACTATCTCTTATCGTTATGGCTCATAAAGAAATCCAAAAATATTAGAGAAGTCGCAGAAGTGGGTTTTTTAAGTATTATATTTCTCTTGACAATGATTGTAGCGAACATTTAAGCATATAGAATAGGTGGCGGAAGAATGAATGAATTAACGCAAAGCAAAGATGGATATATCGTATTTGATGAGAGCGGAACTTGCCCGCTTGCATATGGTGCAGCAGAAAAATGGTTTAAGACTTATGATGAGGCAATAGCATATGCCATGGATAAAGTTGCAAAAAACTGTGAACTATTTAAAGACCGCATTGATTTTAACTCCGTAATTGTTTATGAGGGTTCAGAAGAATTTATGCACAGTACACATGCTATCCCACGTGAAAAAATTTTGTTTTGGTGGAAAAATCATAAATAGTTTGGCGAGGTGGAAGAATGAATGAAACTATTTTATATATTTCAAAATCAGAACAGGATATAAGAAGTTTTCTGAAACTTCTTCAATCAAGGTTAAAAGCAGTACAAAAGGAATGCACCCTAGATGAAAAACACAATATTTTAAAAGTGCCAAAATGTTACGATATTGTCGGAAAGAGCGTTCACGGCACCATGCTTGGTGCAGGCTATGGATATTGCAAATATTATTGTTTTTCGGGAGCGTATGATAGAAATAAATACAGCAACACAGAAAATGAAAAACTTAAAGATATTCTTATGCACACAAGAGAGGGTGCGGAGAGAATATCGAGACTTGATATTTTATGTATGCTAGGGTTGGCTTAAAAGGCGGTGGAAGAATGAAACATCAAAAAGAATGGCGCACTTGTGATAGGTGCGGAAAAGAAATAAAAGTAGGGCTGTTGGGTGTGAACTCAATCACGAGAAACGGTGTATTGAATACAACCTACGATTTATGTAATGAGTGCATGGAAGATTTTTGGGGGTTTATGGGAAATGAAACTGACAGTCGGAAATAGCGTATATGAAATGAAGGCAGAACAATTAAAAGCTGTTTTACATGTTGCAAGCAAACAGGTTCCGTTTGGAATCTATGCAATCAGCAAAAAAGGCATGGCTATTCTTTTGAAGGAGACCTATTCCACCAATAAGGAACTGAAAAAGGCCGTTTCTGATTATGCGATGAAAGGATTTAAGGTTTATTATAATGAGCATGGCAGAAGTAATTAAATCAATAGAACGTGAAGCACTTAGAGAAGCGCAATCACAGGAAATAGGCGGTAGAAATGGCGAGCCTATAGAAACATCTGAACTTCACGATATGACTATTGGCATTGATATTTCAGTTGATGCAGTCAATGAGTATGCAAAATCAATTCTAGGCAGATACCCGAAAAATAATTATGAATTTTCAAGAGCATTAGCAATGAAAATCCTAGAGGAAACAAAATCATTAGCGAATAGTGAGGAGAAGAAGTGAGATTATGAAAATAACAGAAATGAATAACTGCATTGAAGAAATGCGTAAATGCTACAAGTTTGAGGATGATAAAACTGAAATAAGACTTGGCAGTGTACCAAGTAGTGGCTGTGACAGGCATGTATTTGTCAGCACAATGAATGAAAACGGAACACAGATTGAAATGACAAGAATAGCGGATAGATTAGAAGAAGCAGACCATTTTTCGAAGCAACCAATAGAGAATATGAGTATTACGCTGACCAACGAGGGGGCAATAACTGAAAATGCAAAAAGCCCTTTGTGCCACAAAAACAGTTTATTACAGCTAAATAATGATTGCTGATTATCAGCAGAAGAGAGATTTTATGAAAAATTTTTTTAAAACCATTATTCCTATTATTGTTATTGTTGCTGCGCTGATATTATTTTTAAGTTGGGCTAATAAAACCGAAAAATACGAATGCGAAATAGAAGAGATACAAAGTGGGATTTATGTTAGATATCAAAGTACAGCTTCAAGTACCCCTGCTTACAACTATGAGATAATTACAGTTTGCATAAATGGACAACTGATAACCTACGAGGGAAGCGTTGAATTTATTTTTGCAGAAAATGAGAATAAAATCGAAGTTACAGAAAAACCTAATATAGTTCACAGCGATAAAGTCATTGTCTATACTTCAAAAGACAGCGTTGAATACTTAGGAACTATAGGAATTGGCAAATAAATATATCACCGACTAACAAGTAGAGTTGGTCATTACATTACTTTAAGGAGTGAACACATGGAATATCAAGGCACAATTAAGAAAATGGAAAAAGGAATAACAAGACTTCGAAAAGAATTAGACGAAGCCAAGTTAGGAATAAAAACATCACAGAACGAGTCTCTTATTTGCGATGATACAATGAAAATAGATATTCTTGGAACAGAATACAGAATTGAAATCCACAAAGTATCAGAGGACAGTTTCATGAAGGAAAAAAGTCTTGCAGGCTATTGCGAAGAAGAAAACAAGTTGATTGTAGTTGCCGATATGTCCGAAGAAAAATATTTTGCAGGCATGGACGAAAAAGCACAGGAAGCATATCGCAAAAAGACCTTAAGACATGAAATTATGCACGCTTTTCTGAATGAGAGCGGACTGTCTGATAGTTCAAATCGGTTTGATGGTGCATGGGCGAAGAATGAGGAAATGGTTGACTGGCTTGCAATTCAAGCCCCAAAAATCTTTTTTGCGTTCAAGAAAATGAATATTTTGTAAACATGTATTACCGGCTACAGATTGATTGTAGTCGCTGACCTTAGAAAGATAAAGGTTGATAAAACATAAAAAAGGAGACGGAGAACATGAAGAAGTTATTTGTAAGCGTGCCGATGAAAGGCAGAACAGAGGAAGAAATCAAAGCTAGTATTCAGAAGATGAAAAAGATTGCTGAAATATACGAGGGCGAGGAGCTAGAGCTTATCGACAGCTACATTGAGGATAACCCACCTAAAGACAGTAAAGAAGCTGTATGGTATTTAGGCGAAAGCCTTAAGAAGCTGGCACAGGCTGATGTATTCATCGGAATTGATGAAGCATATGATTGGAATGGCTGTTGTATTGAAAAAGATACAGCGTATAGATATGGCATTAAAATGCATATAGTTCAAGCGAGGGACGTAATTGATAATTATAATGTGCTTTTACAGAAAACAAATCCTATTTACTTTGACGCAATGCCGACATTCTAATAAAAGTTTTACTGACTAACAAATGGAACTAGTCACTACTCTAAATAGCGGAAAGGACGAATGACCATGATAAAAACTGTTATAGCGATTGCAATTGTAATTATATTTGCCGTATGCGAAATCATAAATTTTATAAACTACAAGTTTTATTCAGAACTTATCGACACAAAGTACAACAGAAACACAAAGTACAAAAAGTCTGGACACTTAACCCTTAAAGAAGTTAAGGAAAGATACTATCCACAATACAGATATGCGGTAGTAAATGTTGAATTTAGCAATTATCCATCATGGATTTGTAAAAATATTGAAGAGGCAAGAGAAAGAGTAAAAGACAGTTGTCAAAGATTGCATATTGTAGACTTTGAAGATGTGATATAGTTACACAATGATTTGCAGCGAACATAGCGTTGAAGAGATAATGATTAAAACAACAGAGTAATATATTACCGCCGTATAAGCGACTTACGGTGCTAACCTAGAAAAATTATAGGCAGAGGTCTATAAGCACCTTTGCTTTTTAAAAGTGGAGGTGCTTTTCTTATGGCTAGTCAGAGCCTTATTTCCACAGTTGATAGTTACGAAAATTACATAGAGAGAAACGGAAAAGACGAGCAAGTAATTAATGCCTATGTAGACGCTTGCAGTGTAGCCATAAA